TGCTGGTTCGAGTCCAGCCCGGGGAGCCAATTGTTCCAGTATTCGAACATGGCGCGGTTCGGTAACGCGTACCAAACCTCCAACGTTCGACGATCATGGACGAGGACCTTCTTCACTATCCGGTGGAGGAGGTCCTTCCTTTGGGCGTTCGTGCCGGCCGCCATCACCTTCTCGAAATCGTCCACGAGGGACGAGAGCATCTGGCGGTCGATCGCGGGAAGCTCCAACTTCTCGCGCCGCGCCTCGAGGTCTTCTCGCTGGTCCTTCAGCTCTTCGAGCCGCGCGCGCAGATCCTGGACCTTCTCGTTGCAGAGGTCGGGGCTGAGTTTCCCGGCCTCGAACGCCTTGAAGTAGCGGTCCGTGGCCGTCTGGACTTTTACCGCCTCCGCGAGGTTCGCGTCGATCTCTTTCTCGATGTTCGGCCGCTCGGCGGCGAGCCGCTCGTTCGCCTCCTCCCACACGCGGGACATGAACTGTTCGTCGTGGAAGATCGCCTTGATGTCCTCGGTGATCGCAGTCTCCAGGAGATCGGCGCGCACGTAATCCTGATCGCAGTCGTGGTAGTTGAAGCGCTTCGAGCAGACGTAGTAGGAGATCTTGGTTCCTCTGGGAGAGCCGCCACCTCCGAACATGTGGCTCCCGCACTTCGCGCACTTGATGACGCCGGTGAGGAGGCGATCGTCGTTGTGGCGGAACCGACGTCCCCTCAGATCCTCGTTCCGCTCCTCGAGGACCTCCTGCGCACTCTGAAAGAGTTCTTCCGAGATCAGGGGATCGTGCGTGCCGTCGTAGAGGATCTCGCGCCACCGGATCTTGCCGATGTAGATCGGATTCTTGATCATGTAGATCGCGACGCGGCGTCCCCACTTCCGACCGTTGCGATTGCGCACGCCGGTCGCGTTGAACTCCTTGCAGATCGCGGATGAGCCGATCTTGCCGATGGCGTACATGCGGAAGAGCTTCCGGACGATGAGCGCCTCTTCCTCGTGGACGACGAGACCCTTCTCCGGGTCGAGCCGGTAGCCGAAGGGCACGTTGCCGCCCACGAACCTGCCGCCCTTCGCCTTCTTCTCCATCCCGACCTTAGTCCGCTCGACGATGGTCGCGTGTTCGAACTCGGCGAAGACGCCGAGCATCTGGAGCATCATCTTGCCGGCGGCGTTCGCGGTATCGAAGGGCTCGGTGATCGACTTCAAGACGACGCCGTGCTTGGTGAGCTCGTCGACCATGAGGGCGAGCTCGCGGACCTTTCGCGAGAGGCGGTCGACGCGGAAGACGAGCAGCGTGTCGAAGGCCTGCGCCTCGGCGTCGAAGAGCATCTCCTCGAGGCCGGGGCGATTCATGTGGGTGCCGCTCTCGGTGTCGCGGTAGATCTTGTGGAGGCGCCAGTCCTCGCCCCAGGAGGCCTTCGAGAAGGCTTCGAGGCGCTCGGTCTGGGCGCCGAGGGAGTACTTCTGGTGGTCCTCGTCGGTGGAGATACGGGTGTAGAACGAGACCCGGTTGGGTCCGTCCCGGCGCTCGCGCGCCGGCGCGCCCGCGGCCCCTCGGCCGTTCCCACCGACTGAAGTGCGTGTCAAGATAACCTCCTGAAAGCATGCAAGTTGCGCCCCAATTTGCACCCCAGTCCTACCTCCGGCCGCCACCGGCATCAAGGTAATTCCGTCGCCCGGGGGCCGACGTGCCCATAGGACAAAGGGGGGGATGGGTGGCGCCGACGGGGACATTGGGGGGTGCATGCAGTTCGGCCTTGACCCCTAACGAGCGTTAGGAGATACTTCCGCGAAGTCTCAACCCGCCCGAAGGAGATCCAAAAGATGCCAGAGAAAGAACCGCTTACGCCTCGCCAGGAGGAGATCCTGAGCTGGGTGAAGGGCTTCATCCGCGAGCACGCAATGCCGCCGACGGTGCGTGAGATCGGAACAGCCTTCGACATCAAGAGCTCGAGCGTTTTCGACCTGCTGCAGGCACTGGAGCGAAAGGGACACCTGCGCCGCGGCGATCTGGGTGCCCGATCGCTGATCGTCAAGGGCCGCGTGCAGCGCCATGAATGGAGCTACACCGAGGTTCGCGTGATCGGTCGCATCCGCGCGGGCGCGCCGATTGAAGCGATTGAGGACAACTGGGGCACCATCGCCGTGAAGAAGGATCTCTTGCGTGGTCACGCGGCGTTCGCCTTGAAGGTCGAGGGCAACAGCATGGTCGAGGCGGGGATCCTCGACGGCGACTGTGTGGTGGTGCGGAAGCAGGAGACAGCCGACGACGGCGACATCGTGGTCGCACTGATCGGCAACGAGGCGACGCTCAAGCGGTACTACCGCGAGGTCGACGGTATTCGCCTCGAACCCGCGAACCCGGCGCTGTCTGCAATACGCATCCGGTCAGGTCAGTTCGCGGTGCAAGGGGTTGTTGTGAGCGTAATGCGGGTGCTTGACAAGAGGCCTTAGAGGGTGCCCGCGTTCCCTTCTCAATCAGGATTCACTAAAGAGATGACCGAGAAGAAGCAACCGAACAATGACGGTGCACCGTCTTCCAACCTAGCGACAGCTGTCTTTGCCACGATATCGATTCGTGACCTCCCTGACTACTGCCGCGTCATCACGCGAGAAGGCACTGCGACGCTGCGTAAACCCGAGTATGAGCACCTCGTTCGACGGCGTGACCACTACGGGATGTTCATCGATGGTATGACTCGTGAAACACTCTGCCGGAATGACGGTGGCAAACCACGGATTGCCACGCTGACGGCCCGGGAAGCCGGTATCCTCGTCGACGTTATTCAGGCGGGGAAGCCGGTGCGCCCGCACGCCACGAAAACTGGTGGCGCCTGCGCGAGCCCCGAGGCGGCCTCCCGTCTTTTTGAAGAAGCTCGAAGAAAAGCTGACGTCAAGCTTGGTCGCTATGAGTTCCGAGCGTTCCGCACGCACCGGAGTCCGGGCAACCGGAAGCTCAAGGCCTTCGAGTTCGCCCCGCCGGACGCGCTAGAGTATTGCGTGATCGTTCCCGCCTGATCTCCACCGCACTCGATCCACGGCCTCACTCCGTCCTGCTCTGATTCTCCTTCGCCGCAGGTAGTTACGCCTTCGCTCGTTTCTCGCTCCCTTCTCGCTCCTTCCTCGCTCCCGATCGCAGAGATTGCGATCTAGCGGCGGGCGCGGTCGCTCGCCGGGGAAGGAGGAAAGCATGGAGAAGGAGTGGCGTTGCAAGGAGTGCGACACGCTCCTCGGTGTCGAGCGGGGAGCGCGTCTGCACCTCAGGTACAAGCAAGCGCAGTACATCGTGGATGGTGACTTCGCCGTGCTCGCGGTCTGCCGCAACTGCTCGACCGTCAACGAAAGGATCCGCAACGAAGACTCGCCGCGGCCTGCGCCCGCAGGCGCATAGCGGCACATTCAGAAAAACCTCGAGGCGCATGACGCCCTGATCGGCCAGTAGACGGTGCCAGACGCCCGGCCAGGAAGGCCAGGCGTCATGGCAAGCGTCTCGAGGGATCGAGATCGTGAACGACTCGAACAGGAACTTCAGACCGGTGAGTACCAAAACCAGCTGCGGAGGCTCGAGAAGAAGGAGCCGTTCTTCCTGCAGTTCAACACGTGGGCGGACGTGTTGACGCTCATGCGGAGCGGCACCTCGAGGGACATGAACAAGGACGAGGTGCTGCGCCCCATCCTCACCGCACACGCGGCGGACCAGGACCATCGCTGGCGCACGATTCTTCTCGTGCTCTTCTGGCCCGGGCTCCGATCGATTCACAGCAAGAAGCGGCTCTGGGATCGAGAAGAACCCGACGAGCTGTGGCAAAGGATCTACTGGGCTTTCCATCAGTCGGTGTGCCGGATCGATGTCGCGCGCAGGCGCGATGGTCTCGTGCAGCGGATCTACAACGACACGATCCACCGCCTACACGACGACTACCGGCGCGAATGGCTCCACGCCGACCGCGAGGCCGCGACCGACCCGGTGGAATTGACGGCGCTCTCGGGCGTCGCCGAGGGGATCGACTTCGAGGGCATGGATCTACGCGAAGCGTGCCAGAAGGAGATCGATCGTTTTCGGGGGCACCTCGACGCCGGCCGGATCAGCGAGGCGGACTTCCTTCTTCTGATCGGAACGCGCCTCTACGGCCAGTCGATCTCCGAGTACGCGCGCGGCGCGGGGCTCAACACCGAGGCGGCGAAGAAACGGCGCCAGCGTGCGGAGGCGCTCATTCGCCAGCACGAGAAGGGGATGCCGTGATTCCGCGGCGGCATGTCCCCGTCAAGCGCCCTCGACCCCCCTTTGTCCATCAGGGACGGATGGAACGACGGATAACCGGAAACGAGGAAAATCTCATGATCACCAAAGCCGAAGTCCGAGAGCTGATCACGGACCTGTTCGAGGAAGAGGCTCTTCTCATCGGCGGTCTCGTCGCCATCCACAACGTGGATGACGATCTTGTCTGGCGTCTGGTCAAGAACTTCGACGTGATTCGCGAGAAGATCCTCCGCCGCCTCGAGGACGAAGAGCTATCCGAGAATGCCGGCCCGCCACCGCCCATGCCCCACCTCAAGCGCCATCCGGCCATCGAGGATTTTCTTCTCTCTCTGAGGAGGATGTAGCCATGGCTGCGCGGGCGAAGATCGCAATGCATCGCCACCTGCACGCGATGTCGGAGAAGGACGTCGACGCGGTAGTTCAATCCGTCGCGGATCTCATCGTCAGCTACCTCTCACAGAATCCGGAGACGTTGCGCCGCGCGGCTCCACAACGTAAACAGTCGGCCGTGAAGGCCACGCACGTGAAGGAGACACGGGAATGACGATTCCCGCCGTTTTCCGCAAGCGCGGCAATGAGGGCGGGTCGCTCATGGAGGATCTCGGCTTCCTCGTGCGCGAAGCACCGGAGATATACCACGCCCAGTCCGCACGTTTCCTATCGAGCCACAAGCTCGCCGACTTCCGCCGGAACGTCCCGCTTTTCCACAAGAAGGAGCTCGGGCTCGTGAAAGAGGAAGATCGGCCGGCGTACCTGGTCGGACGCGCGGCGCACACGTTGATCCTTGAAGGCCGCGCGGTTTACGAAGCCGAGTACGCCTTCGGAGGTCCGATCAACCCGAAAACGGGTGCGCCGTTCGGCAGCCGCACGAAGGCCTTTCAGGACTGGGCCGAGGCACAGGGGAAGCCTGTGCTCGACGACGAGCAGGCCGCGCTCATCGAGAGCATGTACGCGGCGGTCCGCGCGCACGAGCACGCCGCCCTGCTCCTCGCTGACGGGATCGCGGAGGGCGTCGTGCGGGCTGAGTACTGCGGCGTGCCCTGCCAAGTGCGACTCGACTGGCTGAACCCCGCGCGCGGCATCGTCGACCTTAAGACCTGCGACAACCTGGACTGGCTGGAGACGGATGCGCGCAGCTTCGCGTACGCGCATCAGATGGCCTTCTACCGCTCCGTCCTCGCCTGCGTAATCGGACTTGTTCTACCGGTTCACCTGATCGCGGTGGAGAAACGCGAACCGTTCCGCGCCGGCGTGTGGCGGATGGGCGAGCAGGTGCTGGGGATCGTGCGGAAGGAGAACGAGGAGGCGATCGAGCGCCTCAAGACCTGCCGCGATCGGGATTACTGGCCCACGGGCTACGAGGAAATCCGCGTCTTCGACTGGATCTAAATCCACGGGGAGCGGGCGGGACGATGGCGCGTGTTGCCCGGCGCGCCGGGACTTCCCAAGCCCGCCCCTCCCCGTCATAGACAACGAAAGGAGGACCGTTCGATGAAACTATTGGAACAGGTGACTACGGGGCGAAGCCCCGCTCCGAGGCGCGTGATGCTCTACGGCACGCACGGCATCGGCAAGTCGACATTCGCCGCACACGCGCCCAAACCGATCTTCATCCAGACCGAGGACGGCCTGGGCGAGATCGAGTGCGACAAGTTCCCGCTGACCACGACGTTCGATCAGGCCATGCAGGCCCTCTCGGAGCTCTACACCGAGAAGCATCCGTTTCGAACCGTGGTGGTCGACTCGCTCGATTGGCTGGAGCGCCAGATCTGGGCCGAAGTGTGCCGCAAGCGAAGCGTCGAGAGCATCGAGGACATCGGCTACGCGAAGGGCTACGTCTTCGCCCTCACGCAGTGGCGCGAGTTCCTCGAGGGTATGACGGCGCTACGCAACGACAAGGGCATGATGATCGTCCTCATCGCCCACGCCCGGATCGAGCGCTTCGAGAACCCCGAGACCGAGAGCTACGACCGCTACGTCCCGCGCCTGCACCGGCTCGCGTCGCAGGTGATCCAGGAATGGTGCGATGAGGTCCTCTTCGCCACGTTCAAGGTCTACACCAAACAGACGGACGAAGGCTTCGACCGCAAGCGCAGCCAGGGCATCGGCACCGGTGAACGGATCATGCGCACGGTCGAGCGCCCGGCCAACGTGGCGAAGAACCGACTCGCCCTTCCCGAAGAAATGCCGCTCGACTGGGACGCCTACGCCCAGCATCTGACCAACGGTTTCAACGGACCACCGCAGAGCGCGAAGAGCAAAGGAGCGAAGTGACCATGGCAAACCTCGGCAACTTCAACGCGAATGACGTGAACCCCGCGACCGACTTCGAGCCCCTGCCGGCGGGGAAGTACCTCGCGATCATCACCGACTCGGAGATGAAGCCGACCAAGAGCGGCAGCGGCAACTATCTGGAGCTGACCTTCCAGGTGATCGACGGGCCCTTCAAGGGCCGCATGCTCTGGTCCCGCCTGAACCTCGATAACCCGAGCCCCCAGGCCGTCCAGATCGCGCAGGGGGAACTCTCGGCGATCTGCCGAGCGGTTGGAGTGATGCAGCCTAAGGACTCGATCGAGCTGCACAACCTGCCGCTTCTCGTTACGGTGAAGTGCAAGAAGCGCGACGACACCGGGGACGTCGTGAACGAGATCCGGGGCTACGCGAAGAAGGAGACGGCGAACGGCGCGCGAGCGCAGGAGACGACCAACACTCCTCCCTGGGCCCGGCGATGATCGAGCTCGAGCTGCCGTTCCCGCCCTCGGTCAATCATTACTACCGCCGAGTGGGACCGAGGACGCTCATCAGTCGCGAGGGGCGCCGGTTCCGGGAACGGGTCTGCGCCCACCTCGCGCGCCTGGGGGTTCGCCGGCTGCGCGGGCCACTGCGGATCGAGATCGAGATCTACCCACCCGACCGCCGCCGGCGCGACATCGACAACGTGCAGAAGGCTCTACTTGATGCCCTTCAGCACGGAGGGCTCTACGAGGACGACAGCCAGATCGTGAAGCTCGACATCGAGCGCCGTGGCTGCGTCTCCCAGGGCCGCACCATCGTCCGCATCCAGGAAGCGCGCCATGCTTGAGCTCCGACCATACCAGGAGGAAGCCGTCGCCGCGATCTACCGGCACCTCCGCGAGCGCGACGACAACCCGTGTGTGGTGATCCCGACCGGTGGCGGCAAGACTCCGGTCATGGCCACCGTATGCCGGGACGCCGTGGGCAGGTGGAACGGGCGCGTTCTGATCCTGGCCCACGTAAAGGAGCTCCTCGAGCAAGCGCTAGAGAAGATCCACGTGGTCGCCCCGGAGATGTGGATGAAGACCGGGATCTACTCGGCTGGCCTCAAGAGTCGGGACACCGAACATCCGATCATCATCGCGGGGATCCAGTCGGTCTACCGGCGCGCCTGCGAGCTCGACCGCTTCGACCTCGTGATCATCGACGAGGCGCACATGATCCCCCCGGACGGCGATGGCATGTATAGAACGTTCCTGGAGGATGCTCGGAAAGTGAACCCGAACCTGCGGGTAATCGGGTTCACGGCGACGCCGTTCCGGATGAAGAGCGGCGTGATTTGCGAGCCGCAGAACGTGCTGAACCACATCTGCTACGAGATCGGCGTGAAGGAGCTGATCGTCCAGGGCTACCTCTGCCCCCTGGTGACGAAGGGGAGCGCCAAGCCGATCGATACCTCGGGCCTCCACGTGCGTGCGGGGGAGTTCGTGGCTGGCGAGGCCGAGGACCTGATGGACACCGACGAGCTGGTGGAATCGGCCTGCCGGGAGATCGTGGAGCAAACGCGGGCTCGGCGGTCGGTGCTCGTCTTCACCACTGGGGTTCGGCACGGCGAGCACATCGCGTCGGTGCTGCGCCGTAAGGCGAGCGAACCGGTCGCCACGGTGTTCGGCGAGACGGCCGACGCGGAGCGCGACCAGGTGCTCGCCGACTTCAAGGCCGGTTCAGTTAAGTATTTGGTTAACGTCAACGTGCTGACGATGGGTTTCGACGCTCCGAATATCGATTGCGTCGCGATGGTCCGGCCTACGCTCTCGCCCGGACTCTACTATCAGATGGTCGGACGCGGCTTTCGTCTCTGTGACGGCAAGGAGAACTGCCTGGTCCTCGACTTCGGTGGCAACGTCCTGCGCCACGGCCCTGTGGATGCGATCCGGATCCGGCCCGTGAACCACCGTGGAGACGGGGAAGCGCCGGCCAAGCAGTGTCCCGAGTGCCGGAGCATCGTCGCCGCCGGCTACGCGGTGTGCCCCGACTGCGGGTACGAGTTTCCGCCGCGAGAGCGCCGAAACCATGATGCCACCGCCTCGACGGAGGGGATTCTCTCAGGCGAGGTGACGACCACCGTGCATCCCGTGGACGCTGTCTACTACTCCGTGCACCAGAAGCGCGGCGCCCCCGACGACGCGCCCAAGACGCTACGTGTCGAGTACCGCATCGGCTTCCACCAGTACCAGTCCGAGTGGATCTGCTTCGAGCATTCGGGCTGGGCCCGCCACAAGGCGGAGTCTTGGTGGCGGCGTCGCTCTGAGGCGCCGGTGCCGGAATCGGCCGCGGAGGCGGAAGCGCTGGCTAGTGACGGTGCGCTTTGCGAGACGCGCTCGATCACGGTGCGAAGCGTTGTCGGCGAAGAGTACCCGCGAATCATCGGCTACGACCTGGGCCCCAAGCCCGCATGGCGGGAGCCGGGCATGGATGACGGCGTTGGCGAAGAGGTCTACGCCTACGCGGACGAAGGAGACTTGCCGTTTTGAGCACTCTACTCGAGGCCGCGCTGCGCTATGCGGAACTGGGATACCGGGTCTTCCCCTGTGTTCCCGGGGGTAAGGTGCCGCTCACGCCGCACGGCTTTCAGGACGCCACGACCGACCCGTCGCAGATCGATTCATGGTGGACGGATCATCCGAACGCGAACATTGGAATGCCGACCGCGGGTCTCCTCGTGATCGACGTGGACGGCCCGGACAACCCGTGGCCGGAGGATCCGGAGAAGGCGCTCTCCCTCGCGCAGTCCGCGACATCCCTCACGCCGCGCGGTGGAAGGCATCACATCTTTAAGGCCCCGCCCGGCGAGACCCTGACCTGCACCGCCGGGAAGATCGCGCCCAAGGTCGACACGCGCGCCAATGGCGGATACATCGTGATGCCGCCGTCGACGGTGAAGGGCAAGCCCTACCGGTGGACGGACGGGGCAGAGCTGGACGTTCCCGCGGGCGACCTACGCGAGCCACCCGAGTGGCTCTTGCGTCTGCTGAGCGGGTCACCGCCGCTCTTCGACGAGTCCGCCCCTGGGAGCACCGCGGATTCCGCGTCGCCTTCTGGTGAAGCTAACGCTGCGGACGGCGCAGATCCCGAAGCTGATGGCAACGCCATCCCCGCCGGGCAGCGTAACGCCGCTCTTGCGCGTCTTGCAGGCAGCATGCGCCGGGTAGGGATGAACCGGGAAGAGATCCTCGGCGCGCTCGAACGTGTCAATGCGGGCCGCTGCCGGCCGCCGTTACCACCGCGCGAAGTGGAGCGGA